GATTAAATTTGCCAGTTTCTTTTTCTGCGGAAAAGGATTCTAAATAAAAAATGCCAGATGAAGGAATCGAACCTTCCCAGAAGAATCTTTAGTTCCCCGTGCTCCCGCTACACCAATCTGGCTTTTTCAGTCCGTACAGGGACTCGAACCCTGGCGAGAAGTTTAGGAAACTTACATGCTACCACTACATCATACGGACAGTTCGACAAGGCAGTGACGAGACTCGAACTCGCAAAGTACAAAGACCACTCGTTTTCGAGACGAGCACCTCCACCACTGAGGACAACACTGCCATTATAGTTACAAGGTAGTGACGAGATTCGAACTCGCAAGGTCTTTTGGACCATCAGTTTTCAAGACTGACACCTCTACCACTGAGGACAACACTACCGTCTTTCCTGAGATATAGTATGGCCCGGCGTTATTTAAACCCCAGAAGACCAAATTCGCCCGATGTCTTCAAAAGGTATTGAGTTGATTTTATGTGATTGATGGGATGGTGTCACACCCACATTTTTCTTCCCATGTCCGACCGTGTCCTTATGAAGGAAACCAAAGCGGACAACGAGACCAAGCAACCCGCCAAAATCAGATTTTACACCGATCGAAGCGGTCACAAGTGCGTGAACCTTTACATTCACTTCAACCTCATCGGGTCAGAGCTTCACGAAGCCAACAAGTGCTTTCCATCGAATGGTTTCATTGTGAACACACCCTAACTTGAGAAGGACAAACGGTTCAATCTCTTCCCGGCATATGGCACCTTTGGATCGCCCTACCATGTCGCATTGCCTTGTGGGGAGAAGCCGACTGCTGTGCTTTTGCGTCGTATCGCTGCAGAGTACCGTGTTTTGGTACCCATTCTCCCCGCCTGGATGGGCGCCTAGATCCCACAAATGATTCAATTTATGATAAGGGTCACCAAAAACCAAAGCCACACCAAAACTTTTCACCTTTCCATTCTTCAGTCCCATGGCAGATCCAACAGCAGAAACCAAGCATGACGACTCAAGTCCTACCCTTCCGAAGGGCAAGCGACTCAACGTTCGTGACGACTTGGCCCACTTGGAGCCCGAAGCCATCAAGGACCTCTATGCGGCTTCCATCGCTGACGAAGTCCAAGTCATTTGCCTGAACCTCTCGGGAGACATCAACATTGGCTCCATCATGCGGTCGGCCTCCCTGTTTGGGGTTGGAAAGGTCCATCTTTTGGGTCGACGGCGCTACGACAAGCGTGGCGCGGTTGGCCAACACGCCTATGTCCCAACCGAGTTTCACACAGCCATGGTGGGGGCCCATTCAGAGACTCTTGACGTCCCCGCGGCAGTCGCCATGCTAGAGGTGATTTCCAAGGACCATCCTCTTGTCGTCATTGAGCAGTGTGAGGACGCCAAACCCTTGGCCACCCTAGAGACGAGCTTGGCTTCCCACTCCTCTACCAAGGCCCCCATTTTTTTGGTCGGCAACGAGGGAAGTGGCATTGACCCAGACCTCTTGACCCTTCTTCTCAAGTGGCCACATGTCCTTCCCATATTTATTCCTCAGCGTGGGGTTGGGAGATCCCACAACGTCTCCAATGCCCTCTCCATGGTACTTTGGGAGTACTACCGGAGCCGCACGTGAAGGCGGACTAACGGACCCACAAGGCACGACACATGGGACACTTGGTCTGGCGCTGAAGCCAAGATTTGATACACTTGGCATGAAAGCGGGTTCCACACTCGGCTTTGCAATAAACAGTTTTCTTTTCTTGAGACGGTGTTTTATAGTTTAGATCCTCGAGGCAAATCACACAAGAATCCGTTTCGCGCGGGTCCACCGTTTGAACCTTGGCCTTGGGCCGCGGCGACGACCATTTATGAGAGGCAAAAAGCTCATTGGCCAATTCGAGCACCTCATCCCAGTCCATTCCATAGACGCGGGTGAGGACAAGGATGCGATGTTTGCAGAGGGGCATTCCTCGGTATTGGCCGGCCTGAGCATCAGGGCAACTACAATACAACCCATCATCCACGTGAACATTGTAATGGGAACCACTTGACCCTTTGACAATGTAAAATTCTGGGGCAGACGAAACAATTGAAATGTCCTCATAGCGTGCACGCTCGAAACGTTCCCTCAACTTGACTTCATTCATGGTATGGATTTTTCATGTGAAACGTTTTGTATGGTTTGACACTTGGTAATTTTTAAAATGATTTTCTCAGCCTGATTTTTATTTGTAAAAGGTATATGCCGAGACAAAGGGAGGTGTGTCGGGGGTGGTACCGAGGGTAAGGCCAGCCGCCAAGAGGGTAACCTCATCAGGTTTGCAACCAAAAACGCCCATCCCGTGGGCATCATAGGTAGCAAAGCCCTTGACTTGTGAAGAGATCTTTGCCCACATGTTTCTCAAGAGGGCGTGGTCGAGGCCAAAGGCTTCAGATCCACGAATGTCAAAAATGACTCCATGGGTTTCCCCGCATCGTCCAATAAACCACACATGGCGCCCATCTTTCAGGCCGGTAATGTCCAGAGAGTCAAGCCACGCCTGCCAGCAAAAGAGGGAATATTCTCCCTTGGGCATTTCGGGAGGGACAAGAGGTGCTGAAGCAGCCACCTCCTCAACCAAAGCATCTTCGAGGACATATCTAGTCATAAGCTCGGGGTTCAGACCTGGATCCGCAGATGTGGTGATCTCCGGAGGTTCTTGGGAGGGAAGGGCGGCTTGGGATGGTGGTTCTTCCTTGGTTTCAGTGACACCTTTACAAGTGACTTTGGGTGTCTTGGTCTCGTCGGCACCTCCCTGGGTTTCTTCGCCAGTGGTTGGCTCAGCTACAGCAACTGCTTGGGTTGCCGGAAGATCTTGGGTAGACGGTGGCTCAGCCACAACTGGTTTCTCTTGGGTGACCGGACCATCTTCACCAGTGGTTGGCTCAGCTACAGCAACTGCTTGGGTTGCCGGAAGATCTTGGGTAGACGGTGGCTCAGCCACAACTGGTTTCTCTTGGGATGGCGGGACATCTCGGGTGGAAGACGAGTCAATTGTAGATCGAATCGGGTGTGATCCAAAAGTGACAATTTCAATGTTTTTTTCGAGGGCAATCTTTTTTCTGACTTCTTCGGCGCGGGGAGTAATACATCGCGCAATTCGAGGTCCAAACACACACCGGCGCATCCCGGCTTGGGCAATTAGATTGAAGCAACCTGGACAAGAGGGTCCAGTCACATAGATGCAACACCCCTTGAGATCTTGCTTGGCAAACAAAATTGCATTGGCCTCCGCATGAATCATGTAGTCATACTTTTCCGGACGTGTCCATTCAATCTTGTCGTGGGGAAATCCTTGAACGGCTCCATTGTAACCCATGGATAGAATGCGCGATTGAGGGTCCACAATCACCGCACCGTGTCTAGTAGATGGGTCAATGGAGCGACTGGAAATCAAGTGAGCCAAGCGGAGCATGAGGTCATCAAAGGATGGTCGTCCCTTTTCCATTCCCTTGAGTTTTTCCCTTACAAATTCGTCGGGAGAGTCCGCCCATTCACTTGCAATTTCTCCAGAAGCGGCTTCCCACGCCTCGATAAAGGTTGGGATGTGAAAGGGGGATGTCATGGACATTGTGGTGTGAGAAGATCAATTATTTATTTCTTTGACGTCTCTTTTTCCTTTTCTTTCTTCTTCTGGTGAAGATGGCGACAGAGAAGAAAAATGCCTACGACTATGACAAGAATGACCACAAGACCTAAAATAAATTTCCATTTCGACCAGCAAAAGGACAAAAAGGGGATGAGTGCCATGAGGGCAATTATGATGGGAAGCCACACGGCCCACTTTTTGGACCCCGGTGTCATTTATTAAGTCGAAGAGATTTTCCCGTGGAAATCTATGTGGTTTGGGTGCTCAAACTTTAGCCAAACGGTATTGGCTTGGACGGTTAAGCCACATGGGAGGTGTGGTGAGAGGTGGGGAGGGGGACGGCAGGCGTGGTTGTCACTGTAGCATCGGGAGAAAAGGTGGTTGTAGGAGGAGACGTTGTAAGGGGAGACGTTGTAGGGGAAGACACGGTGGCACCCCCCGAAGCCCCGTGCTTCTTGGCGTGAAGACCTGCAAGAAGGGCCAAGACAAAGGCGGGAATGGTCAAGACGCCACCAATAATGATGGATGCAAAGGCTGAGCCGTAGGACTTGTTGGGGAGAGGTGTAGAGGACTTTAATTTGGACACGTAGCCCGTGTAGGAACCCAAGGCCACAACAGACCCTACAAACCCAATACCAATAAATGCGGTTGTTGCAATGTGGAGGTTTCCATTCTTGTAGGCGGCAAGACCGGCAATGGTCAGGACCAATGCGATAAAGATGGCCAGGGATGCAACCCATCCACCAACCCTAGAGATGATCAAATCTGTCTTGCCCGAGGAGGACACCCCTGCAGCTGTCAAGGTCTTGGACACCAAGCCGGAACAATTCTTCATCCACACATGATCTCCACTTGTTGACCAAGTTGCAGTACAGGTTTCCCATAAGCCTTGGCCGGCCTTGGACTTTTGATCTTTTCCGGCATCTGTCGTTGCGGTCACGCGCCATGCAGATGATTGGATGGCCGATGTCACCCAAGCAGAAGCCATTGCCACGATAACCAAGACGGCAATAATCAAGGCTTGAGATCGGTTCATTTATTAGGACTTGAGAAAAATGAAAAGGATTCACCAGTAGTCTCCCGCATGTGATCCATAACCATTTTGGTCTTTGGTTGATGGGCCTCCCACATCAAAGGTACTCCCCCCCCCCGTGTTACCTTGACTCCATGACGAAAACCTTAAGGCGGGTTCCCATCTTCGAAATTCAAGTTCACAGTCGTAATTTTGCGTCTTGTCGGGGCAAGACGATCCCCAAGAGAGATAAACATAATCGTCATTCTCACTTAGCTTAATTGACTGCTTTGAAGAAGAGGTAGTTGCATGACTACATTTAGGTGGTAAATCTACAGGCTTTTTACCAACATGCCAAGGATTGTCACAAACCTGATAACAAGCATCACTCTCCAATACCATGTGGTTGTTATGGGGAAGCGGCACGGGGTTCGATTTGGACACATATAGGTTGGGGTTGAGAAGCCAAACAACATGGATGGATTCTTGGCCAAGCCATGACAAGTTTATCCTAATACATCGAAACCATTCTTTCTGGAGGTACGTTTTGGTGGAGGTTTTAAGGCCACTTTGTCAAAAAGATGTCTAGGCTTGGGATTTGATATGTGTCCTTATCCAAGGTAAACTCTTATAGATTTTATGTAAAAATGTCAAGTTTGTCAAAAGAGGCTGGAGTAACACCTCCCGAAGAAGGTCTAGCAAAACTCGAGTCAAAGCCCCAAAAAATCAAGAGAACACCCAAGCAACTTCGTGACGACAACCTCAAGGCTTACATGACCAGGTCAAAGGCATGGACGATTGAGATTGAAGGGGCTACTGCAGAGGGCGTCCAAGAAGTGTGGGAGGCCTTTTTGAAAGATGCCGAAAGGTGCCCTACTCGCCAACCCTTGAGTTTTTTCACTCCAAAGGTAACCGCCTATTCGGGGTTTTCTTCTTTAGGAGGGCCCATCGACCCAAGCCTTGTTCCTGAAAATCTTCCTCCTCTTTCGACGGGTCTTGTTTGCCTTCCCAAGATTGCGACCTCGCGTCATGAAGCAATTCGAGTCCTTGGGTCCACGGAGCTCAAGCCGGGAATGGCGGCAGCGATACGCTTTTACAAACCTGGAAAATGGATGACGGACAAGAGGGCAAAGGCGGCAGCCGTGAAGCAGGGGAGGGCAGAAACACGTCTTTCTGCCCAGGTCGCCAAGGCCCAAGCCAAGCATGATGCTCTGGTGACGACTCTTCGCCAAAGAACCGTCGATCCCGCCAAGGGAGAGTTTGTCAAGTGTTTGGAATGTGGGTCAAGGTTTCCCCGGCGATTTTTAGGGAATGCCTTACCTGCCCAGAAAGACTTTTATCAATGTGTGGTATGTGCCAAGGATTTATTGACGGAAAAAGATAAGGAAAGGGTTGCGGCAGCAAAAGATGCCATCTTTGCCCTCACAGAGACGGGCCATATGGCATCCAAGGATTTTTGTTGGTTGGTACGGATTGGGGCTTAGGGTGGCTTGAAAAATTTTACGAAGACGTCACGGGTTCACCTGAAGGATGAGCAACACCAGCATCGACAGCGGCCGCGTGATCGGCAGCAAGGGCTTGAGCCTCATGTGAATGGGGGTCAGTGTGGGCCTTGGTCATGGCCTTGGTCTCGACAACTGCCTTGGCATTTTCATGCTGAGTCGCGACATGGTTCATGGGGACACCCGTCGCGCCGGCAATTGCAGCGGAGGCAATTGTCTCACCTGCGGGGGATGCGGGAGCCAAATCGGTGACCGGGATGGCGGGGGCGGTAATCATGATGGCGCCCACAAAGGAGAGGACCGACGAGATGCACATCAAGATGTAAGCCCACTTGAGGCCCGAGGAGACGTGCTTCATGGATGCAAAGACGCCCACTGCGGCAGCGCTCGTGAAACCGGCCAGCCAGCCAAAGAAGATGGAAGCGCCGTGAAGTCCTCGGACCGTGGCTCCATCATTGGACTCGGCGTGGGAGAGGCCGCAGAGGAGGACGGCAAGGGCAGCCGCCACGATGGAGACAATGACGAGGCCACGCACCGCTTTGAGTTTGGACGACAACTTGACGAGGATGTGAGGAGTTGTCCCACAAATCTTCACACTGGGTGAAGTATCTGACGTGCTGGCGTGAATACAAGAGCGGAATGGACCAATTTCTCCCTTGCGCGTAATTTGACCTGCCGCACTGGGGACAATGTTGTGGTTTTGGTCATTGCCCTGATACCACATGGCCGAGGTGGAAGCCACAATCGCCAAAACGATGGCAACAATCAAAAGTACCCAAGCTGCAATACGGTGAGGAAAGACGTACATGATTTATTTCAAGTCCAACAAAATCCGGGCTCGCCCTGCCTTGAAGATCCGCCGATCATTGTGCCACCCAAGCAAAATCTTTCCATTGATATGTCATTTATTCTTCTATGGCCCAACACAATATGAAATGTCGTCGTTTCAAAAGGTACATGAATAAAATTCCCTGTCATTCCTTATAAAATTTGTGTTGGTATGGCCTCCGGCCAACCTTACAGGCTACGCCATAAGT